CGACAGGCCAGATCATTCATAAACCTCAACTAAAAGTTCAGTATTCTTCCTTGACATTCCAAGCCAACAGCATGACTTCGAAAACGCCTTCTGGATCTCGACCAACGCCACAGAAAGAACGCCTCCCTCTCATCAATGATCACTTCGAAGTTGATGGCATGTATGTGTACTACTTCGAGAGTGAGCCAGAGAGCCATGACCTACGTGTGGATGTGGTGGATAGCGCTGCACCCCCAACTGTCAGAGCATTAGGTGATATTCGTGGGGTCACGGTGTCACCCAACCCCTTTGCTGCTGCTCTGTTCTGCTCTTTCCCACGGTCAGAAAGATGGCGATTCTGTAGATTTGCCAGAAGCCTTGATGAGGTACGATCACGAGGCCCACAAGAAAAGGCCTACTTAATGACAGTCCTACCTGAGCCAAAGTCACCTGACCCAAACTCTCGTGACAGAATCAACAGACCGTTACCAACCGGTATCCCAACAATGGCTGAAGTTGTCTCTGTCATGCAACACTGGATTGCAGCAGTTGCGGTGACTAAAGATATGGTCAATGAAAACATCACCCCAGCCACAAGCAGGAGAGTGAAAGCATGGTTAGCCAGCATCAATAAGACGACAGAGGTAGTGGAGATACTTGACACGGTTGTATACCAACAATACATGACCTGGGTCCAGACACTACCAATGGTTATTAAGTACATAGGGCAGTGCTGTGTCGGGCCCCATGAGGAGGATGGACACCTCATTGATAAGAGGTTCCTCCCACCATTCCAGGGTATGATAGATCAGGTCAGGATGATGAACGCTTACGGCCGGTTCAAAGTAGCCAAGATGACATTTGATATGCTATCTGCCGCAGACATCAGGGGGGTCTACAAAGCTGAGTTCTTAGACCTAATAATCAGGTTCAGGACTGCATGGGACAGAGTGGCTCACAGGTTTGGAGTAGCCCTTCCATATGCTGCCATGCTTGATCCGGCTGCCCTAGCACCCATCCAGGGAGCAGAGTGGGAAAAGTTGTACACGCTCGGGAAACTCCACTACTGCCGGAACACAGGCGCCTCCATGCAAAACTTCCGTGGATACAACCACCAGGATGTGATACGGCAGAGTGATGATCTTCTACGTCCAATCAAGCGAAAGGCAGGAGCTGATCTCATTAGCCCGGAAGACATGGAGAGAGCCAAGCTCCCCAGGATAGAGGTCGCAGAAGACTCCAACACCCTTGAACGATTGCTGAAGGCATTCGAACATTCCAACCTACCTACCTCCTCCTCCTTTATTCCTACTCCCTCAGATAACCGGATGGACTTTCATTAACTTTTAATCCTCTTTATAAAAACTAACCAAATGTATTGTCCAGATAATGAGTACGATCACCAGGAGCAGCAAGAGATCCGGAAGCGAATTATCCGGTTCAGCTCGGAAGTATCAGAGATACAATCCGGAGGATCTTCAGGAGGGTGCGGATCTGGACTATCAAGAGTGGCAATTTGGGTCGCACGGGTCCGTGCCAACTACAGTCGAGGAAAAGTACGCCGCACTAGCGCTCCAGGATCAGGAATCGACATCTGCTCAGGGACCCCAGGACCCCGCAACCGTTTCGACTACAGATCCGGCTGTTCAGATCCTGGACCAAGACTCCTCAAACCAAACACCCCACCCAGCCCTAGTAGTTATGCTTGGAAGGATAGTTGCCAACCAAGAGAGAATAATAGAGCTGCTCCAGAGGATCGAAGCCCAGCAGCGTCATTTCGCCGACTCAGAGAAAGCCTGGACAGAAGCCCTCAATGCCACAAAGACAAGCCTCATTGAGCTGTACAGACAAAGCAGTGTCGCCATAGTCCGTCCTTCGCAGACAAGCAAGCCTGCACCTCTTTTACAAGCGCCCACAGCCACATTTCTTTCTAACCCCTCTGTAGCAGATGCGAATGCTAGTGCATTCAACAAGTTTTTCTAAAAACTAAGCAATGATTAAGAATATTCTTAGAGATTCTGGTACTAGTATTCTTTCAGGGTCAGTGGTTCACTCCCTGGGGGGTCTCGTGAGCACCGTTACAGGCGGGCTGGGAGTAACTGCAATTTATAAGAAAGTCAAGGACCGCTGGGCCAAAAAGCAGGAGGCAGGTTGCACTACCATCAAGTTCAAGCACTTTACAACAGGACCAGATGGGACTTTCTGCATCTGTGGAGATAAACATAAGTTCACAGGACATCTAGTGCTGTTAACAACACCAGGAGATGAACTAGGACACTTACCAACCGGGCATTATCACAAGCAGGCTATGGTGGTATGCCTGGCACCCCAGTGCATGGATAACAATGTTCAAAATCCCGAAGAACTCTGCCTACTACCCGCACATGCATCGTCCATCTAATTAAAAACTAACCAACATAATGCGCTTCTCTATTGTGCTTATTGTTGCTCTGTTTTCCAGTGTAGTGGTTGCTGATCTCTGGGTCCCTAAGCTTAGGCCTGTGCTTTGGGGTGACTATAAGGTTGGTGTTCGGAATCTGACTGTTGCTTCTCCCCTTGTCAACATTAGTCTTGAATACCTTCAACACCTAGGAACCACCATAACATCAGACATTGTCGGTGTACGTGCGGTCCCCCCAAGAAAGATGTGTTCCCTTGCAGCTTATGTCTACCGTCCAGTTGTTAACACTTGTAGGGGTAGGGTGGTTATATCAGGCAGCTTCATCTCTGTTGATGGGACATTCATAGAAGACTCAACTGCGCCTGGCGTTTACCATCTGTGCCCCCAAAATGCTCATCGCACAATCCAACACTTAGGCAATTTCCTTGATTTTGTTCCCACCTTAACCAACATCACAGTCCACAACAAGACTTACCTATGCACCCTTCAAACATATCACCTTCAACATCCAGAGCATCTGATTCCCGAGGGCTGCATACTGTCCGTCTTATGCAACAATTTCGGAATTGAGTTTGAGCTAGCAGATGGGAAAAGGGTTCCAGTGGATGATGCCTCAACCTCAGGTAGCCGATTACTCACTGAGTACCTGATGACCCAGGGTCCGGAAATTCGCTATGACCTGTCACATTGCCAGACCCAACGCTGTATTGTGGTTCCTCCCAAGGACCAAAGGCGGGTGAAAAGGGACCTTACATGGGTTAGCAAGGGTGTCCACTGTGGAGGGTTCCTGGTATACATGCATTGTCAAGAGGCAGTGACAGCGAGCTCAGTCGATTACGCACTTGACCAAGTCCACAAGCGTATTGAAAGCATCTCAGTTGGAATGACAGATAAGATTGCTAAGCTGACAAGTGTGGAGACGGAGTTTCGAACATCTGTCTCCTCAATGGTTGAACGCTTGGAGTCAAGATTAAATGAAGATGCAGCAAAACTCAATGAGGCATTCCATTCCATATCCAGAGGACATGAGAACATCAAGGTGGTGCAACGTCTATACCGGGAGCAGGAGTCTTTCATTCGGAACCTCATGGACCAGGTTATCCAGCAGCGGGTACACGCTAGAGACATTGTGTCTGAGATCCAGTGGTACTCACGACTAGCCTTATCTGCCGTCAGTGCCTCAGAGAGTGAAACTATGAGGATTCTCGCAGAACGTGACCTTGAAATATCTAGTCTTCTTACTGCAGGGTATGAGTTCGTGGTGTCATCTGCCATGACTCAGAACGGAATTACAATATTCTACAGTATGCCGGTGGACTATGAACTTCACCTTGCCTACCTTCCCTACAAGCCTGGCCTTAGGCTCGAGATGGACTGTGGCATTGACAAGTGTGATCAGTGCGTCTCTCAGGCTGCTGAGTCCACCAAACTCACAAGACCTGTCAGAGGGACCATTGAACACCGGGCTTCTGTCCAAGTGACCCCCTTTGAAGTCGGATCGTGTCTAAGAACAGGGGCACCACCCTTCATGATAGTCCAACTGCCCGGTGAATGTCTGAATGTCACCATCCACGAGACAACAACCATCCCTTGCACAGGAGTCCACCGAGGTCACGGATTGTCTGTCCAACTCCCTCCCACATTGCTGGTTGATGTGAACTATCTGCCAGAGCCTGACCTTTCCCTGCCCTACTTCGACGCTGACTCCGGAAGCCGTGAGTTTGCCAAGCTTGTAACTGATCTCAACCAGCGCTCATCAGAAGAAGTGGATGCCCTCCGAAGAATCACAGCATCCCACGGTCTTAAGACTTACCATGATGCTGCAATGAGCAGCAAAGTCGCAAGGGATGCTCTCATATTGGGGGCAGTCTCTATGTCTTTAATAATTGCTTACATCATTGCTAAAACTATAAGATTCATCATGGAAGCCAGAGGAAGATCACCGATTGTTGGGTATACTAACATCAGTGACCCGAACAAAACAATTGTTAAGAGGCAAGAACACACATGCTACACTTACAAGCTTCTTGTCAAGGATTCCTCTGGTCAACTGTACACGCGTTACCTGCTGGTCCACACCCAGTTGCCAAACCCAATGCATTATGAGGCAAGTGGATTGGTATGCAGAGTCGGTGATGGGAAATTTGAGGTTCGAGCTGCTGTTCAAAGTACAGAGGCCTCACCCTGCAAGTGTCCGGAAATTGAAACCGCATTTTTCTCTTCATATATCGTTCATTGATCTGTGTTTTGCTTCTCGTAATCAATAAATAGCTTCTCTATAAAAACAAATCTTATAGATATATTCTTGGTAGTAGAACTTACTTGTTC